CACAATCCGCCCGGATGGATACTGTTCGGTCACCGCAACGATCCGGGCCTGCATCGTAGCAACGCCCGGATACTCGGCGCTCACGATATCGCCGAGGTCAAAGTCAGTCATGTAGCGATACGTCGGGGTCGGGAGGTACTCAACCTCAAGGGACGTCGTCTCGCCCCGGTCCGCGAGGTGCTCCTCGCCCCGGGCCGTCAGCGTATCGGTCGTCTCGCAGTCCCGGGCGTCGATGTAGACCTCGCGCCGGTCCCACCCGGTCGCCGTCCCGACCTGGACGATCTCCCGATCCTGCGCCTCGCCCTGCCCGGCGACGATCGCAAGGGTCGGGGCGTCCGAGAGGCAGGCCCGGTAGCCGGCGATCAGGCAGTTGCCGAGCCGTGGAGAGAGCAGGATCTCGGCGCTCCGGTCCGCCCCCTCCAGCACGTCGAAGAGGATCTCGTCCGTGTCGAACGAGTAGATCACGTCCCACCCGAGCCCAGTCTGGAGGGCGATCGACTCCAGGATCTCCACGAGTCCCTGGAACCTGGCCCGGACCTGCACCGTCGCCCCCCTGCCCTGGTCGACGAGCATCAGGTCGAGGCCCGGGATTGCCCGGTCGGGGTCGGTCGGGGAAACTGCGTTTACCTCGACATAGTGGCGCATGGCCGTCTCCCCGACGACGTCGATCTGCTCGTCGTAGCCGGTGCCGGCGGAGACCCCGTGCAGGCAGATCCGGTCTTGCAGGATCGCGCCGAGGTCCCGGCCCGCGACCGTCCATGACTCTGATATCTCTCCCTCGTCGGTCATCTGCCCTTCGATGCTCTCAATGATGCCGACCAGGTGCCGGCCCCGGCGCGGCAGGGAGATGAACCGCCCCTCCCGAAGTTCGTCTGCCCCGATCGCATACCGGGAGATCACGGCCTGCCAGGACCCCGGACCCCGCCAGCGCCGGGTCCACTCGATCGCCTCGTAGGCGTCGATCACCGCCCGGAGCACGAGCGTGCTCCCGGACCGCTCGTAGACCCGCAGCGGTTCCGGCGGGGTGTCCTCAGGTTCGAGCGCCGGCCCGATCTCCATCTGGAAGTATCCAGCCGCCGGGAGTGTGGTGCTGGTCCCGTCCCCCCAGAGCAGCCGGACCTGCACATTGTAGGTGCCCGGGTGCACAGTATCCTCCGGGCCGAACGCACAGAGGAGTTGTCCCGCTGCGGCGTCCTCGACGGTCATCGGCTGCCGAATTTGCCAGCCGGAGTACCGGGTGTGCGTGGCGTGCAGGGTCGCCGTCACGCCGGCGAGGGGGAGAGGGTCTACCCCTCGTGTCAGGGTCAGCCGGTAGGTCGGCCAGGTCCCGGCCTGCTGGATGCTAATGTCAGTCGGCATGTCAGATCAGCGAGTCCTCGATCGTCAGCGAGTAGTAGCCGGTCGTCGGCAGGACCAGGACGGCGCCGTTGCCGAACGTCACGATGATCTCGGCCTTGCACCGGTCGCCCTGCAGGTAGTCTCCGACCTCCCGGGAGAACTGGCAGAGGCCGGTCGTCGGGTTGAGGACCTCCAGGTCCTCGTCGATCACGGTTGCTCCGGTGAGTTTCGACCGGGCGACCAGCCGCACCGTCGCCCCAGCGAGGGGCAGCGGGGTGTCGGGAGTGTCCGGTCGGTAAAGCGTCACGCGGTAGAGCGGGAGCGTGCTCCCCCTTTTGAATTTGATGTCGTCTGTCATATCGGATACACTTCCTCGAACGATACCGAGACCCCGCCCGACACGTCCGGTATAGCTGCCGAGATGCCAGCGAGGTAGCCGCCAACCCCGACGACTGCAGCAGGGCGATCCGCAGCGACCAGGGGGTCCCGCGTGGCTGTCAGTGTTGCGGCCGCCCCTGCAACCGCGCCCGGGCGAGACTGGAGGGTACCTGGGACGGAGAACCGGGACAGCCCGAACCGCCGGGCCCCGGGCATCACGTATGATGGAGCGGCGGCCAGGTATGCCTGTGCGTCCAGCAAGACCTCCAGGGGGGCCTCTACTGCGACGGTCCTGGGTGCCGCTGCAAACGAACGTGTGGCGTCCAGAGATCCCCCCCCACATTCGACAGCAACCCCACGAGATTGCAATGTACCCGGCATGCCATAGCGAGACAGGCCAAACCGCCGCATCCCAGGAATGAGATACGACGGAGCGGCGGCACGGTACGCCGATGCGTCAACGGCCCCCGAGCCGGGGGCCTCAACCTCAGCATGCCGGCTTGCGGCAACAAACGACCGGGTGGCGTCAACAGTAGCACTCTCGCCTGCAACCTCGACGGCGCGAGACTGCCGGGTGCCGGGGGTGGCAAACCCTGCGAGGGTGTACCGCCGCATGGCTTACACCCCTGCTGCCATCGCCCATCCGAGGATCTCGCTTTCTGCCGAAGCCAGGTAGGCTCTCCCGGCGTCCGTGAGGACCTGCCGGGATCCCTGCCGTTCCAGGTACGCCGGTGACGGCAGCGCCCACCAGACCACTTTCTCCCGGTATTCATACTCGGGGCGCGTGCCCATCTCGTCCTCGATCTCAACCTGCCGGATATCCCAGCGGCAAAGGATCCTGACGGATCCGTTCTTGACTACGTCGATACCGATCGCCGTCGGCTCGACGGTGCTTCTAACCAGTTTGGACATTTGATACCCTTCATTTCTACAGCATAGTCAACAGCGGTACGGATCGCGGGGTTCTCGTAGAGATACGTCCGCGCAAAGTTGTAACAGTCACAATGTTTCAGCCACCCATGATACGCTCCTAACGAGCCCAGGATCTCGTCTGGGTTCATTGTCTGGTAGTTCTGCTCAATCTCGCGAACCCGCTTCTTGAGCCGCCGAGCGGAAGATTTTCTGAGGATCGTGTGCGTCCTAAACGAACGGTACCCGAGGAAGTCCACTCCGCATCGGTCGACCGGAAAGATCGATGTTTTCGGGTTCAACTTGAGCCCGAGCGTGTCGAAGTACTCCTCGATCCGGGGGAGGAGGTCCTGCAACCACCCCTTATCGCGATGCAGGATCACGCCATCGTCACAGTACCGAATGTAGTATCGCGCCCGAATTTTCTCCTTTAGCCAATGATCAAACGGCGTCAGGTACAAGTTGCTGAAGTACTGGCTCAAGTAATTCCCGATCGGGACCCCGGCGTTCGGGGTGCTGTAGATCACGTTTCGGAGGATGCCGAGTACTCCCGGATCCTTTACGGTCCGTTGCACGATCTCGAATAACTTGTCCGGCCGAATTGATGGATAGAACTTCGATATGTCAAATTTCAGGCAGTACCGGGTCTGGTCGGCATTCTTCAGGAACCGGCGGAGCCGATACGAGCCGGCGTGCAGCCCCTTCCCCGGGATCGCAGAGAACAGGCCGTGAATGAACAGCCGGTCCCAGATCCGCCGCATCACCTGCATGATCGCATGGTGCACGACCCTATCGGGGAGATACGGGAGTTTGAAGATCACCCGCTGCTTCGGTTCGTAGACAATTTTCGTCGTGTAAGATGACGTCGTGAACTTCCCGCTGATGAGGGCCTCCTGGAGGTCTAAGAGGTACGGGTCCGGGTCGGCATCAACCATCCGAACAGCCTCGTAGTGCCCCTTCCCCTTACGGGCGTTCAGGTGCGCCAGGCGGAGGTTCTCTATCGAGACAAGCGTCGAGAAGAGGTTGCCCTGGCGTTTCATGCCGACCCC